CTGGTTCCCGGACGACGTATCGCTTAAGATGCGTAATCTATTTATACTACTGATATCAGGAGCGATCCTGATTCATATAGTGGTGTAGGTGGAAGTCCGAGGAAGATTAATAACTTCTTCCCCTTGCGGGAGGGGTTATTAAAGTGTAGCACAATCTACTTTGTACGGTCTTCTCGTGTAGTCCACATAACACGAGGAACGTACTTAGGAGAGCTCTTCCGCGTCGTAAGACGTGAAAGAGAGTTCCAACGTTTAACTGATCTTGGGGAGATCACTGACTCCAATAAAGAGTTTGAGAAAGGGTTCTCTTGCTCTCTATGGTGCAGTCCTACTTCCGTAGGAGTTAAAGCGAGGAGACTCAATGCTTTCTCAAGCATCGCGACTGACTTCGAAAAGTCGTATGTCTTGTAGAACACTCTTCGCGAACCTTCAAAGTTCACTCCTGCCTCGTTCTGGCTTTTATCATACATCCGCTTGTGAGCGGGTACGATAACAGACCGGAACCAGGTGATATACTCTTCAGGTGGTTTTCCAAAGATGTTATCTATAAAAGATAAGTAATCCTTGGTAACCATCCTCTTCTTCTTCCCGTCTTTGGACTTCGTCCAAGACTTGAATGAGAAGAAACCATCGATAACGGTATGGGACCGTTTAATCGTTGGAATGAAGATAGTATCTCTGACATCCGTCCATAATGATTGGAAAGCGATTTCAAGCGCTGCCCACATCATCTCCCCTGCCTGGCCACCCGCGGTTGCGAGTGTATACCAGGAAAGGAAGTCGGAGACACCGAAAGGTGCTCCTGGACGTGTCAACAGGAGAACTGCTGAGCGTAAGGTTTTTGGAAGCCACTGAAGCTGTCGGGTGACAGCTGCAGTAGCAGCCTTATAACCAATACCCATGAACCGAGCAACGTGGTATAGGCTCAACTTAGCTCCAGTTTTTGCTTGCACAGTTGCCACTAGTTCAGGTATATAACCTGGACCAAGCCAACCAACGGCGATACCTCCTAGAGACAACCCAGAAATGAGTCGTCCCTTGTAGTAGAACCGTTTAGCAAACTCTAACGAAGAGTTAGTTGAAATGATCGACTTGTGGAAGCCGATCTTAACGCCTATCACGTTCATCGTATTCACGTACTCTGCGGCAACGTCGTTATCACAAATAACGACATCGTCGCCTAGTACGGCATACCATGAGAACCACGACCCATGTCCCACTTTCCAGGCTGAGTACTGGACAAGTGCATGGTGGGTGATCGCTAGCATTGCCCAAGAAGAGTAGGCACCCATAGGTTGCCCTACCTTGTAACAGATATCACGGAATGCTTTGCCGAAAGTACTTGAATACTCTCGGGGCACTCTGTAAGTTCTGTGCACAAGGATAGAGGCCCATAGGTGGGCGTACTCTTCTGAGGTAAAGCCAGCTAACACTAATATCTGGAGCACAATAGGTAACCTATCCGTCGCAGCGCTAAGGTCAAAAGACCAGTAGCGGCTTCGCCCTACTTTTTCCGCTCTTGCGAGCAGCGTCTCAACAGGTTTAACCTGATTGAACGTTCCATCCTCTTTAATGAAAAAGAGAACTTTATCAAAGATAAAGCGATGTAACGGATAGAGCATCCATTGTGTCCAGACATCCACCATGGCTACAATCCGCTTCTTCCCAGGCTCCTCCACTACACTAAGAGCTCCCACATCATATTGATATGGGAGTTTATTTAGCTTGGGTAACTTCTCTTTCTTCCGATGGTCATTGACCGTACGGAGCCACTTCTCGAGATGTCGTGAGACAAATCGAAAGAATGGCAAAGAAGCGAGAGGGTCACCAGCTACTAAGTATCTAAGCGCTTCGATTCTAGCTAGGAGTTCTGGTCGCTCGTAAAGAGCAATCAGATCCACCCAAGCATTACCGACGCTTAGAAGTTTAGTGTAAATGGAGTTTGGTCCCGATTT